CCAGAGGGTGTCCATTAGTGAGCGTTAAAGTTCAACGCAATAAACAGAATCCCCGAAATAGATGCATAGGTGTGCTTTTATTACGGGTATTGCCGGTCAGGACGGCTCCTATTTAGCTGAACTGCTACTGGAAAAGGGTTACGTGGTTCACGGCCTCAAACGTCGTCATTCTACCATTCAGGCTCCGAATATCGAACATATTCGCAATCGACTGCGCCTCCACTATGGTGATGTGACTGACTTAGGATCAGTGTTAGGTGTCCTCGCACAAATTAAAGAGGAAACTTTCAGTGGACCGCTGGAAATTTACAATCTGGCCGCCCAGAGTCATGTCCAAATCAGTTTTGAAATGCCAGTCTACACTGCCCATTGCGATGCTATTGGCACACTAAATATTTTGGAAGCCGTGCGCCAACTGGGACTGAAGGACAATGTTCGTTTTTATCAGGCCTCCACTTCTGAACTATTCGGTCAGGTCCAGGAGATTCCTCAACGGGAAACAACCCCGTTTTATCCGCGCTCACCGTATGCCGTGGCCAAACTCTACGGTCACTGGATAATCAAAAACTACCGCGAAGCCTACGGCATGTTTGCCTGTAGTGGAATTCTATTCAATCACGAATCGCCTCGCCGTGGTGAAAACTTCGTCACACGCAAAATCACGTTGGGTGTGGCCAAATTCTGTAAGGAGGGGGCAACGCTTGAACTCGGTAATCTGGATGCCCTGCGCGACTGGGGTCACGCTCGCGACTACGTGCGTGGTATGTGGCTCATGCTTCAACAGGAGGCGCCTCAAGATTATGTGCTGGCGACAGGCGAACAGTATACGGTCCGTCAATTCGTGGAAAAGGCCTTTGCCGTCGTTGGCAAAACAGTAGTCTGGAATGGCAATGGTGTTACCGAAGTTGGAACAGTTGACGGTGTTGTAGCGGTTCGGGTTAGTCCTCGCTACTTTCGTCCAACGGAGGTGGAGACTCTGTTGGGTGACCCAACCAAGGCCCGTACCGAACTTGGCTGGGAACGTCGTGTCACTTTTGATGAACTGGTGGACGAGATGGTCATGTCGGATATAATCGCGCTAAAAATAATGTAAAAATAACACAATTCTTACCACGGTACACAAATTAAGTCGCGTCTGTTCGAGGGATGAATACAGACAAACAGAAACATATTTTACCGAAAATAACGAAGAAGTCTTAATTTGTAAAATTGATAAAATATTATTAGACTATGATTTGTATAAATATTTAGCAGTAAACTTGAAACGAACAACCGCCTAAACTTACACAATATATGGTGTAACGAGCACATCGCCGAAGATGTGATACAGACTATGATATCGCGATTTTACCTTCGTTAGGATAGCCACAACAATTTCGCGAAAGACCCCATTAAATTCAGGGAGCACGCGACGGAAGATACGGGCAACGGGGCGCGGAGGTGACCGCCAGGCACCGCAACCCATCGCACCCAACACAACCGCATCGTTGCCATTCGCGGCAGCTACGCGGAGAATAAGACGCAGACGATCAGCGAGTTCCTGTTTGTCTGCTTCGGTAAGGTCGCCTTCGGGTTCATCTACTGATTCAATACGCTCAGGACAACAGAGAGCCGGGCAGGCAATGAAATTCAGGCGATAGATTTTATCGAGCCAAGGATAACCTTCTTCCTCTGTTCCACGTAGCACAGGAACATCCGCCGAATAAATGGCCTCCAGTCCCAGTGGATAAAAATCCTGTTTCTGTGTTACACAGAGAGCCGTGCGGCGCCATAGGGATTCCTCCTGCGCTCGTGATCCGTTGAACACGACACCACCGGCTGTTTCATCATCGGAAAGATTGAGGACAGCTACCGTAGCACCCTTAGCCTGAAGCGCTGCGGCGGCTTCCAAACAATCCTGATTAGCCACTGTCAGTATAGTGCGGAAACCACGGGACTTTGGATTTTTAGGCACATCACCGAGTCCGTATTTGACGGATGGTGGCAGAGAGTTCGCATAACGTTGGGCAGCGGCATGTGTTTCATTCCAAATGGTAATCAAGTCTTCGCGAGACATGCTTACTGTTTGTTCAATAAAAATAGTGACACAGAGTAATGGATACACGATTTTGGGGACCATCGGGGTGGCGTCTGCTCCACCTTATCGCTGCCGATGCCAAACAGCACGATCAAGCGGCGGCAGTGCGTGAGTGGTTCGGACTGTTAGAATACGTGCTGCCCTGTAAGTATTGTCGCGCCTCCTTTCATGATTATACTACACTCCAGCCACTGACTGCGGAGGTCATGAAAACACCCGCCACTTTTGGTCGCTGGATGTACGATATTCACAATCGCGTCAACGGAAAGTTGCGCGGTCAGGGACTCCTTACCGATGCCGACCCGACCTGGGACGAAATCCGTAAGCATTATGAGGGTCTCCACCGCGGACTCTGTGACGGGTCACCGTTACTGGGATGGGACTTTATGATTTCCGTGGCCTTTACAACTCCGGCGGCGGATTACACGCCGAGTCCGATGCCAGACTTACCAGATGACGTTAACCCCGACTCTCTGGACCCCGCCACCCGCAACCGTTACAATCTCCTTACGCGTGAGGAGCGTCTGCCCTACCTGGCCCGTTGGTGGGCCCTCGTCCCCGCCGTCCTCCCCTGTGCGGCCTGGCGACGTGCGTGGGCTGCGGCGATGAAGACGGTTGGTGCGCCCCCGCTGGAGCGCGGCCGCGATGCGGTCCTGCGTTGGATGTGGCGGATTGAGGATTCTGTCTGTCTATCCCTGCGTTGCGAAAAGCCCCACGGTTGCCTCCGCGACCTGAAGCGTGAGGTGGTCGCCTTTGAAAGCGGTTGCGGCCGCAGTCGGGCTCGGATCGGGAAGACGTGTCGCACTCTCCGAAAGGCTCAGCGCCGACGAGTCCGTACACGGCGTGCCCGAAAGGGAGTGGTTGTGTTGTAGGGTCGGTCCAGCCGAGCCCAGGATTGTCCGCAACCAGGGCCGCACGCATAGCAGCCGCGTGATCGCCGCCCGTTACGCGCACCTGCGCATAGGTCCACGGATTACAAACATCAACTGGAACTGTTACTGTTTGTAGTTTACCACCCCACACTAACTGTAAGTCCATATACTACTAACACCGATGTGGGTTTAGACACTAGTCATTTTACACAGACTAAAAAAAGAAATCGCCGCCACCAACAGAATGACTGACATCAAGCCCTACTGGTTTATTGTAGCCGGTCTCATCCTCCTCTACGTGTTTACCCTCATCGTGACCCCCCGTCGTCACCGTCTCCATCCTTATGCTCCTTCGGCTTATCCATGGTTAGGCCCAGGAGGCACCCGACACCTTCTTGGTGGCATTGAGGGGTTTGACACCGGCGCGAAATTCTACATGTTCGGTGTGGACTGGTGTCCTCACTGCGTTTCCGCGAAACCCATCTTTGAAGGTCTCGGCTCTACACTGACCATCGGCGGGAAATCAGTCGCTCTCCAGTATGTGAACCCGGAGAAGAACGCACCGGCGGCTGCGGGTTTTGAGATTGATGGCTATCCAACGTTCTATCTGGAGAAGGATGGTCAGAAGATGAAGTATTCCGGTCCTCGCACGGCAGATGGTTTCCGTCAGTTCCTCCAGCAGAATCTGTAATGCGCTGGGCTCGAAAGGCAAGCCATCCCGCCGCCGCGCGCTCACCTCCCCGAAAAAGCGCCATGCGGTTCTCACGGCTCATATGAATTTCTAACGGACCGACTTCGTGATTATTGAGGGCAATCCAATTGCGAGGTGGCGTTCCCTGGGTCGGCATTCCGCCCCGACGGGCGATACGCAAAATACGTTCCACAAACTCCGACACGGTTATAGGCGCGGTCCTCGTTTCTGCCATAACGCGACCGTGAATGCCCTGCTCCTCGCAAACAATCACCAGTGTATTATCCTTGTCTTCCACGCAGCGCCAGGGATAATACTCGATAACGGCACCATCCGTATACACGTCACCATTGGACCCGGTCCAAGACGTAAAAAACAGTGGGATGGCACACGAGGCCATGACGGCATCCATAATGCGCATGTCGGGTGTCAGCGTGGCATCAAATACGGCCTGAGTGCCCTGGGTCACATTTGTGGCGATAACATGGAGACTACTGCCCCGTTCGCGTCGCAAATCGGCAAAGGTCCAGGTGGAGGCACCGGGTTCCCAGGTGTCCACAAAGCGACCGATAATGTCGCGAGTAAATTTGCTCTTGGCGACACCCCACTCATTTGTAAATGATTCTACGGGATCGTCGGCTATGTCTATGATGGTGGCCATGTCAAAGTGTTCGGCCACGTCGCGTATCCACGCCGGCGAAACACCGAGTGCGCAAAACAGTGCTCCCAGAGAGCCGCCGGAGCAGCCATACCAGTCCCGCACTTCGTCCAGCACACCGCCCTCTAGCAGCCGCGCCAGGACGCCGAATTGGCCGACGGCTTTGGCCCCTCCCGAACTTAACGATATACTGCGCGGTTTCCAGCCACTCATTCCCTCTTGATAAGAACAAGGGAGATGGCAGGACAAGCCCCACCGAACCTAACACCGGAATCTCTGTTTGACCAACAGGCCCGCATTGATGCCGCCCGTCTGGAAGTCTACAATCGCTTTCTGCGCATGGTTCATCAGAAAATCAAGACAGCCTCCACTCTGCCAGGAGCGCCGCAGATGACGGTGTACGATGTACCGGAGTGGCATCCGGGCTGTCCACGTTACGACGTGAAGGACTGTATACTCTATTTGGTTTGGAACCTGCGTCACTCAGGCTTTCAGGTTCTGTATGTTTCTCCGAATCGACTGCTCATTAGTTGGAAGGAACAGTCCATTCAGTATTATCAGGAGGAATCGCCAATTCGTCAAGCCATGATTGCGGCCGCGGAGCAGAATCGTCCCTTTTCGGCTGCGCCGCCACCGGTGACGAACAAACCCGAAAAGAAAAAAGCCGCCGCCTACCGTCCCGCAACTCAAAGTGTAGCGGAAATGCTGGTCCAAGGTGCGGGTCGCAAAGGCGGCAGTAATGGCTCTAACACCATCACGTTTATCTAACACCCTCATATCATATATCGGCTGCGACGACCCGTAAATACTAAACCTCCACCACCTTGCTTTTTGCTCACGACCGCCGTAGCAAAACGCAGCAGTGTATCGATGGCCAACAGAATCAGTAGACCAATGGCCACAAACAAAAAGAGTTCTGCAGTGCTCTGGAAGGGCGACGGCATCGTGAGGGCATCGATCTGTTTGGTAAGGGCGTCCAGTCGCTGAATAAATTCGGCAGGAACACCTGTCACAGGTGCCACTTGTTTGATGGGAGCACCATCAGTCGTAATGTTGGCAGCAACAGGCTGTGGAATCTGACGCCACAGTGTTGGTTTGTTATCGACCGGAATAGGATAGTTCAGTGCCTGTGGGACACGGGAAGGTTCCAGAGTGAAGGCCTTTTGCCATTCATCGGGTTCCGCCGTTTCGCCGGGGAGTGGAAAGAAATCCTGGAGTCCACTGCCCTCCAGTTTTGTGTTGGGAGCCGTTGTTGGTGGTGCCCCGTGTAAGAGTTCGGGTGGCGGCTGACGAGTGTCAGGCGTGCTCTCCAGAACAGTTGGCACGAACTGTTCTTCACGCTTGAGCCCCTTTTTTTTGGACTTCCCACCCGGTGGCGGCGGTGCCGAAAACGCCTCATCCAGCGAACAGAATGCGCTGCTCATTTTATCCCCTAATCTCTGCGAAGCAAATTCATGGCTCAGAAACCGCCGTGATGAGTAATGGATACCACGACATCAACCATAGCGGCACTGTTTGTTCTCTGCGCCATCGTGCTCGCGGTAACCTGGTATCGCTACTATGGACGCCTGGCTGACGCGGAACACTTCCAAAGCGGCAACGGCCTGGGTGGCATGTCAATGGCAGACTTGAGCACACAGGCCCTGGATGCGCCCCCCACGACATCGGAACTCAAGAATTATTACAAGTCACTGTTAGTCTTTGCGGACGCCGATATTCGCCAACAGGGAACCGCTGGTCTGCGCATTCTGGCTGATTTCCGGGATCGTGTGTTTGGAACACGCAATTTCCGTTCGGGACTGACAGTGGATGACTTTCTGGGTAACTATCCGTCGTGGCTGCCACCGTTAGACACGACCATCACGGAACCCGTGCCGGCTGTAGCCGACGCCGTAATGGCGGAGGCCCGTATGTTGGCCTATCTTCAGACCAATTACCCCCAGGAGGCCACCGTGGACGAACAGACCGGCTCTACTGTGCGCAATCTGGTTCAGGATTTCGGAACCCGATTTGTCTTTGAGCCTGGAGAAACCGTCCAGCTGCCTCCGGATTTTCTGACGGTACCACTTCTCCAGAACTGGCGCAATCCAGTGGCGGTAACGGGATCCTCATAAGCGCATAAATCTGGCCCCCGTGAATAGAGAACAACGGAATGCAAGCCGCCCCTCCTCCTGCGACCCATCGTCTTCATTGGATTCCCGTGGAGCCCTCGTGGCTCGTCAGTAGTGCCCTCGTAGTCCTAGCCGTGCTGCCCCATCAAGTTCCCGCCTATATTCGGGGTTTTCTGGGCAGTGCCGGTGGTGCCCTTCTCTATGCGGGCGCCACGGCCTATCTCTTTATGAAATCACCGGTACTGGCGGTGGCCATGGCCCTGCTGTTTGTCGGCGTGTGGACTTACAATCGTAGCCCTGTGGAACAATTCACCGCCTCCCTTAATTTAGTCAAGGACCGCGTGGATGTTCAGGAACGCCGTCGCCGTTGGTTCCAGGAAGAGGTGCTTTCAGAGGATCCCCACGGTATTCAGGACCGTACGGAGAATCCCGATCTGCTCTACGATGAAGTCTCGGATCAGGAGCGTCACCCGTGGCTCTCCGAAGAGGCGCTGAACGAACACCCCCAGGCCATTCAGGACCGCCCTGTACCGGCCGCGTCAGACTACGATAACAGCGGTCGCTAAACAAAATCAACAGCAAACAGCAGAGAAATGGAGTTTATACTGGCCCTGGGTCGTCAGCCACTCTTTCGTTTGCTGGCTGCGGTCATCGTGCTGCTCGTGACCGATCTGCGTCCGGTTTGGGGTGCGGTAGCGGCAGTGGTCTGGGCCGGCTGGGTCATCGCCGCCCAAAAATCCCGAGGCCGCGCCGCGCTTTTTTAACCACCTGCTAGTAAGGGAATGGTCAAAAAACTGAAACAAGAGGGTGGTAACCCCCCTGAACCCCACCCACAGCAAGGTGGCTTCGCCGATACGCTTCTGATGTCCATACACGAAATCAACATGAATCCGTATCTGCTGGGTATCGCCTACATTCTACTGAATCTGGGAGGGCGATTCATGGTTCTGTCTGTCACTCCGGGTCAGGAAGCCTTTCTCCAGAACATAGTCTTTCGACCCCTGCTTCTGTTCGCCATCATGTTCATCGGTACCCGTAATCTCGTCGTCGCCTTCTGGATGACGCTCGCTGTACTGGTGGTTCTCCACTACCTCTTCAATGAACAATCGTCATGGTACCTGCTGAAGGATTGGCACGACGCCGCCAACAAACAGGATGCCCTATAGGGAAACCATCCTTCATTAATGCGGTTTTATAGTTTCTAATAACTTAACATGTGATGTTTGTTTATTAGAATATGTTAGCGCAAATAAAGGCTGAGTCACCTGAAACCTTGGTTTTCCTAAACGTTCAGATTCAGCGTCGTGCCAACCGGTGTAGCCACGGCGCGTTTGCGACCGCGACGGCGTTCGGTGTTCATGGTGGAACCACTGCCGATACTACCAGCGTCATCACCGGCACCGTTCAGGAATTCGGCCATGGGGTCAAAATTCGTGCCTACGTTTTCGCGCAGAATTGACACTCCACGCGGTGGTGTCGGAGGTGGTCCAGACGGAGTGAAAACACCGACGTTGGCGGGACTGATGGGAACATTGGATTGTTGTATGAGCCGTTCGGTTTCAAAGGCCTTCAGAATGTCATCCACACCGGTGGGACCGCGCATTTCGCGACGGGCACGAGGGGCTTCGACAACTGGTTCGCCGACGTTACTGGCGCCATTGAAGGGACCGCGTCCACTCATGCCGGTGCGGGGTGGCGATGGTGGTGGATGGTTGAAGGCACCGCCCATGGGATCTGGACCTGGAGGACCGCCCATTTCGGCTGCTGCGTTAACGAAGTTACCGAGTCCACCCATGCGAGCCGCGGCGGCCTTGGCAAACTGACGCTGTAAGTCCGGATTGTCACGCATGAGTTCGCCCATGCCTGGAATACCCGACTGTTCCGCCATGGTTTTGGTGATGTGATACATGGCACCCGATACACCGAGCATCATGACCAGACGGACAAACGGATGGGTCTTCGCTTTATCCTTGTACAGATCATACAGTTCCTCGAAGATTTCATCGTAGTCTTCGATGTTGGTGTGAACGGCTTCCGCCCAGCCCTTGAGGCGGGGTTTGACCGGCAGACGGTGACCGAATTTATCGGTGGCCATTTCCACACCATTAATGAAGGTAATGAGAGCACTACGTTGGAAACGAATTGAGGCCTCCAGATTTTTGCTGTCTGTCAGTTTTTCGTATTCGGTTTTGATATCTTCCAGAGTGTTCGACATGGACATACGCATACCCTTGATGCCACCGTTTTCCAGACGCTGGAGTTTGGTCAGATAACCCTGTTTTTGTCGGGCTTCCTCTTCGGGTGACATACCCGTGCCTTTTGAAACCAATTGTCCATTACCACCACCCATACCGTCACCGGTGTTGATGGTAAACGGCATTGGTTCGGGTTCGCGGTTGATTTGAATGTTGGAAGCACCGGGAGCCGCATCCAGATCTACGACACCGAAATCGTCATCACCCTTGATGGAAATCTGTGGCATACCACCGCCACCACTGTCACCTCCACCGAAACTGACCTGGGGACGGGATGCCGGACGGGGCGAGGCGGCGACCTTGTTGGGGTTACTGAACAGCGAAACGCCGAGATCATCGCCGAGTTCCACAATATCGTCGCCGCCAATGTTGATTTCATTGGCCTTGGACGCGAAGGTTGATAAATCGATGCCGTTCATTGTTTGCCTTGACATTGTTGGCGACCTTTAACTGCTGGTTCAAACGCTTTTGCGAATGGAGGCCAACCATGTTTGTCTGAGCGGGAACTGTAAGTCCTCGTTGCGATGCGCAGAGCCTTCGCGTTCAAAGAGGTGAACTTCATAGCTGGATCCCGCACGGAACTCTGCGGGCATCTCATCCCATTTAATTTCATTATTATACTTGGGAACCTTTTTGGGACCGACATTGTGGGCTTGTTTGGCGTCAGTTTGCATGGTGTAAATCTCGTGGTCCCAGTCGGCGTTACCTATAGTATCGTGACTATGATAGTGTTTGGTGGGCAGAAACAGACGGTCACTCTCCAGTGCGTGCGAATAGGCAAAGGGTTCATAGGTGGCAACCCCTGCGCACAGACGACAGAGTATCACGCCAAAACCAGCAGGATAGTTGGAACGCAGAAACTCGATTACTTGAGGTGTCAGCGTGGCAAAGGAAGGTGGTACACGATCCAACTCGTCCATCGAGGGGACTAACACCACCTCGTAGGATCCGTGACTTTGAACGGCAAGGTGAGGACGGGATTTGGAGGCGGATGGCATCAGACTGTAACTCCACGACGGCTCTTTGCGCACTACCTGAATGGAGTTACTACATTGTTTGAAAAGGTCCTTGGGGACTTTTTCAAAGGCAACGGTTGCCGGTGCCGGTACGGGCAGACACATCACATTGGTCGCCACCGTATCCACTGTGTTGGTATACACGGTCAGTTGTCGTTTGCCGTCGCGGGAAGGCATGGCAAAGAGTTTCGTGGCGGCAACGCGGTTGACGGGGTCACTGATGATACACATATTGGTTCTGATAGTTGATTTAACTCTTAAGTTGCCGCATCCAAACACATCAGAAAGGCATCGGCTAAATCATCCTGTTTGGCTTGGGCGCGCCACCAGGCGAGTTGGGCGGCGATGGTTCCAGCATCGCCAGCAGCACCGAGCACCTCCGTTACCTTGGCAATACCCGCCAACTTACGGGAACGTTTCGCCTCTTTGCCGACACCCGCCGCTGTGCCGCGCGTTTTCACGGAGGCGTTAGCGAACTCCATAGAGCCCGTCCAACCGTATTCAGTGCGGAGACGGTGATCGATCAGAGCAAACAGCATGATTTGAATGGATTTCATGTGGGGGGCGAATTCAGAGGGTTGATTTTCCAGACGGATGCGACCGGCGGCCGCGAGATGAACGAGTTCGGCATCCAGACAGCGTTCCATGGCGGCTAACAGCGCCTGGAGAGTCACCCCTTTGGCTTTGGGGGCCTTATAGGGCAACAGGCGTTTGGCACCGATAGCGGCCAGCACTTCGGGCTTTTTGAGTTTGGCGGCACCGACCACGCCACAAACATTGGTGGCAAAAGTGCGGAGTCCCTTCAGGGTCAGATCTTCGCATTCCAGAGCGGGTTTCGCAGACTTCTTGGCACAGCGTTTACAGTAAAGGCGTCCTGCGACCCCGTCGGACCAGGAGGCAGGGCCGCCACAAGGTGCGGGACATCGTGTTTGCGTCTGCGAATCCGCCCCATCCGCCAACAAATTCAGATTCGCCCAGCGGTCAATGCGCACCAGTGCTCCAGAACCATCCCAGGTGGACACACAGTAACTCAAATTCTTGATACCGAGATCGAAGGCGGCGATGGTCTGAGACATGGACAGAGGATTACTGTTTGTTGATACAGAAGTCCTTAGCCCTAATCGGTCCTACTTACAGCATATTAAATCGATTTAATAAACTGCCATTGCATGTCCGCGCAAATCTTTTTCCAGACCTGATCCTGGTCATACAATTTTTCGCGGGACTTGAGTAACTGAAAGCATGGCAGAAATTCGTCCATATCCAACAGCTGACAGAATTTGAAAAGCACGTACGGATAGGACAGAAAGTTCGAGCGCCCTTTTGGAATGTATTTAATAAAGGACGGTTGAATCTCCTTGAACATGTGCTGAAGTTTTTCCTCCATTTCCTTGGTTAACACGAGATTGTTCATCTGGTGTTGAATACGGTTCTTGATTTGCTGAATGTGGTCATACATTTTGGACATCTTGAGTTTCTGGAGGATTTCGCGAATCTTCTCTTTCTTGACGAGTTTGGGGTCCGTGATGCGTTCTTTGCGGAGTTGGGACATGACCGCTTCCACCACATCCTGTGGAATATCCGTATTCTCCTTGGCTTGGAATTGCGCCAGCCACTCGTTGAAGTGATTGATTTTCTTGTAGGCAAAATACGTGACTTCGCGGGGCGGATCCTTGTAACTCGGCTTTTCGGAATCAATCAGAATAAACTCCTCATAGCCGCAGCGGGGACAGCCCAACAGGGCCTCATTTTGGTAAAATGTCATCTCTACGTCGCAGGTGGGACAGGAACCCCAGCCCGGCTCTATTCCTGACCCCGGCATGATGCCGCTTTTGATAGCCATGGGGTCCACGATGGCCAGATATTTTTCCATCATTTTGTCGCGATTGAGTCCCTCACTGAAATCCAGGTGACTTGCTGTTCCTTTTTTACATGGAGAGGGTCCGCCGTTGTTTGAGACGGGAGTTGGGATTGGGGATTCACTGTCTGTTCCCTCGCTGTCTCCATTATCATCTGGAATGGCAAAGTAACTCAACACCGAATTGGCTGGCATGCGCATGGGCGCCTTGGTAGCCGGCACGCGGTCACCGCGAGCAATGGACGCCTGGGCGTCGAAATACTGAAAGAGCATATCCCCGACATCCAGGAAATAGTCTAGACGTTTGTCGTCAGTTTCCAGAGCCTGTATCTGTTTGCGCAGCTCGTCGGCCATGTCGGACATTTGGCGCCATTCATCGCTCAGGGAACTTACAGAATTCATGCGGGATGTTAGTGCGCTGAGCTCGGCACGAAGTTCGCCTATACGGTCCTTCTCGGTTTCGAATTCGCTCATTTTCTGTTGATGATAGGCCTCCAGGGTGGTAGGGCGTTTTGGGGCCGTAGCTTTCGTATCGGGAATTACATCGCTAACCAGAACGTCGCGTATTGACATTGAACCTATTTCTTCCAAGTAGTCCAGGCCCTTTAGCCCCAATGCGGCACCCGGGCAGAATAAATTAGAAAGAAGAATTATAGTAAATGGCCGGTGGAGGTTTAATGCAATTAGTCGCCTACGGCGCTCAAGATGTATATCTGACCGCCAATCCTCAGGTTACCTTTTTTAAACAGCTCTATCGTCGTCACTCCAACTTTGCCATGGAGGCAGTAGAGCAGGCCTACAACGGCGTGGCCAACTTTGGCAAACGCGTCACGGCTACGATTGCTCGTAACGGTGATTTGATTTATCGCATGTACGTCCAAGTGACTCTGCCACGTGTGGATCTCGCTGAAGTGGGAGACTCATCGGGCGACCAATTCCGTTGGTTAAACTGGCCGGGTCACAATATCATTCGTAATGTGGAAATTGAAATCGGTGGTCAGAAAATCGACAAACATTTCGGTGACTGGCTCCACATCTGGAACGAACTGACCTGTCCTGCTGGTAAACAGGCCGGCTACGCCGAAATGGTCGGTAACGTACCGGAACTGGTCAACACGATTACCAATGTCGGTGATGAAGGTGGTTGCGATGATGACTGTGCCGGTGGTGACCCTCACACCAGTGCGGAATCACGTAGTTGTACTCCTGAGTACACCATGTATATTCCTCTGCGTTTCTGGTTTAATCGTCATGCCGGTTTGGCCCTGCCTTTAATCGCCCTCCAATATCACGACATCAAAATCAATGTGGATTTTAACGAACTCCGCCATATCTGTTGGACCAACAATCCTGCCATTCGCGATGCGGTAAATGCCTATGGCATCAAGGCCTCCTCCCTCTACGTGGACTATATCTATCTGGATACGGAAGAACGTCGTCGCTTTGCCCAGGTCGCCCACGAATATCTGATTGAACAACTTCAGTTCACAGGTGACGAAACGCTGACCTCCACGGCCAACCGTGTCAAGATGTCCTTCAACCACCCTGTCAAGGAACTCATCTGGGTTGTTCAGCGCGATTCTTTTGTAAGTTGTGAATCCGATATTATTGATATTTGGAAAGGTGCTCAGCCCTTTAACTACTCGGACTACTGGGACCGCGCCGCACTGGAATCAGGCTACTCCATTACACTGGTAGAAGGTCTGGCCGGCAAAAACCCTTGTGCCGTTGCCAAAGTCCAGATGAACGGTCACGACCGTGCCTCAGAACGCGAAGGTAAATATTACAATCTGGTCCAGCCTTACCAACATCACACCAACATTCCTGCGGTGGGTATCAACGTTTATTCTTTTGCCCTGAATCCAGAGGATCACCAGCCCAGTGGAACCTGTAACATGTCCCGTATTGATAATGCCCAACTCATGCTGACGCTGACACCCAATACGGTCGGATACGACAAAACGGCCAAGGTTCGCGTCTACGCCACCAACTACAACGTTCTCCGCATTATGAGTGGTATGGGAGGCATAGCGTATTCCAACTAGTGACGTTATTATGTAATAAATTTATAAAAGTTTTATAGATAAGTTTCGGTGGTCCGAATTTATCTGTAAAATCTGGAGAACAAAATCCCCGGTGTTGCCAAATTTTTTTCGGAAGCAGGAGTATAAGCAAATGGCAGGCGGTGGTTTAATGCAATTAGTTGCCTATGGCGCTCAAGACGTATACCTGACTGCTAACCCACAGGTTACCTTCTTCAAACAATTATATCGTCGTCACTCCAACTTCGCTATGGAATCCATTGAACAAACCTTCAATGGTGTAGCCAACTTTGGTAAACGTGTTACCTGTACTATTGCTCGTAACGGTGACTTAATCACTAAAATGTACGTACAAGCCACTCTGCCATCTATCAATGAAGCAACTGATGCCAGTGGTTATCAATTCTCTTGGATTCCATATATCGGTCAATTCTTAATCAAAAACGTAGAAATTGAAATCGGTGGTCAACGTATCGATAAACACTACGGCGACTGGTTACACATCTGGAATGAACTGACCCTGGCCCCAGGTAAAGGCTACAACTACCTGGATATGGTTAACGGTTATGGTGGTATTGAATTACATCGTAATGTAGCAAATTCATGTAATGATTGCGATGACAACAGTGACCCATGTTTTAAAAATGCGGCCATTGCTAATCTGGCTGCCCTTGGTTCCGATAGTCTGTGCTGCGATACGACTATTACCGATGTTAGTCAAGGTGGTTGCTTACCAGCCACTACTTTATATATTCCACTGGAATTCTGGTTCAACCGTCACACCGGTCTGGCTTTACCTCTGATTGCCCTGCAATACCATGAAGTCAAAGTTAACATTGAATTCCAAGAACTGCGTTACCTGGTAAATACTCTTGTTAAAGAGAATGATCTGAGTGTTATCAGCAACAAAGGTTTACAAGCCTGCTCTCTGTATGTTGACTACATCTACCTGGATACTGAAGAACGTCGTCGTTTCGCCCAAGTTGCTCATGAATACCTGATTGAACAATTACAATTCACTGGTGAAGAAACTGTTACCTCTAGTGTTAACAAGATCAACATGTCCTTCAACCATCCAGTCAAAGAATTAATTTGGGTTGTTCAAGACCCAAGTAACTACGACTGTAACCACACAACCAATGCCCCATACTGCTATGCCGATAATAATCAACAAAACCCAGTTGCCGTTGCCAAAATCCAACTGAACGGTCACGACCGATTCACTGAACGTGAAGGTAAATACTTCAACCGCGTTCAACCATACCAACACCACACTGCCTCCCCAGCCACCGGTATCAACGTCTACAGTTTCGCCCTGAAACCAGAAGACTTACAACCAAGTGGTTCTTGTAACTTCAGTCGTATTGATACTGCAGTACTGAACTTAACTCTGACTCCAGCTACTTTCAGAGCTGGTGTTCAAACCTCCGCCGCGGTTCGCATCTATGCCACCAACTACAACGTTTTACGTATTATGAGTGGTATGGGAGGCCTTGCCTACTCGAACTAGTGATACAATTGTATCATAAAATTTTCAAAAGTTTGAAAAAAACAAAAAAGGTGGTGATCCCTGACAAGCAGCGGTGACCCTAAAACTTGACTAACAGAATATTCTTATACTCATTCTTAGTAATAAACAATGAGTAAAAGAATTGGAAGACCTCCAACGGAAGTAATCTATACTGATGTTTCTATAAATGAAAAAGAATATACTATCGGTTCATTTAGTACTCAATCCGGTCAACTTATCAAATTCGTAATTGACCGTGAAGATAAAGAAAAAGTAAGTCAGCGTTCATGGCACTTGATGACAAACGCATATATTGGTAGTTGTGTAACGCTTGATGATGGAACTCGAAAGGTATTATATCTCCACAACCTCATCATGGACCGTCTCGGTTTTCATGGAAAGGGGCAAACCGAATCCGTAGACCATATCAACCGTATCGGCGTTGATAACCGCAAGGAGAATCTCCGTGTAGTTAGTCAAACCGAACAGAATATTAACCAGCACAGACGCGGTCGTCCTCGTGTTGTTCTCCCAGACGACTCTGGTCTAACACCAGAAGAAATACCCAAACATATCTGGTATGTGAAGGCACATGGAAAGCATGGTGACCGCTTCGCGATTGAGTTCAAGTCTGAAGGACTCGTATGGCGAACCACCTCCAGTAAAGTCGTTCCTCTTCGTGAAAAACTGGAATCCGCGAAGCAGAAACTTCAAGAATACTACACACTCTATCCACATTTGAATCCATCATATATCAACAATGAAGTCAAAGAACTCACCGAATCCTACGCCACTATATCCCAGCAAATCTGACATATACCCCGCCCAATCCACAAGTCCACCACGATGAACCAAATTGATTTTGATGCTGCAGCGGTCGCCTGGAACGCCAACAAAATCCGTCACGGAGCCTCCTGGAAATACCGCTGTCAGGCTACGGTCAAGACAACAGGACAACCCTGTCAGAAAGGTGCGAATCCAAATCCGCTTGCTTCTCTCCACTTATGCTGGCAACACCGGCACTATTCTCCTCCTGTTGATAACGATAAATCGTTATCCTCGATTATTTCACACCCCTCCCAATCCGAAAGTAAAAGCGACAGTGCGTGACAGCGGCGGTCCATGTAGGTGAGCCCAGGAGCCTGACGGGTTAGCCATTTCCATCGCCATTCAAAACGGAGAGCGTCGCGTTCGTCTTCGAAGCCGCCGACAAGAAAACGCCGCGTCCACTGGCGTCCTTTTGTTGCCCGCGCTCCTCCGACGAGTTCGCCATTATGCTGACGGAGACGACGTGTGGGGTCCACAGTGGCACCAACATAGGTCCGCTTGCCATCTGTAGAAACTAACATGTAACAGAACCAAACGGGCATTGCTAACCTTCTAACAAAAGACAATGTTTATATTAGGGGGATGAGTAACGACGCGTGTGATTATTATAACACAACTGGGACAGTATGGCCAAAGCGCAAAATACCGGCCACGGCATTTCACCGAGGTTCACCGGCACGAGATATCGACGCAGCAAAAGCATGGGCTTTTTTTGAAATGGTGGAATCGTATGATGCGCAAATTAGAGTTCAATATGCCGGTACAGATTGGTCTTCAAATAAAATACCATGGTATCAATTTAAAAACAGTTCTGAAAATGTTTTGTATCGTCGTGGACAAATTTTACATACAGAACTATGTCCTAAGTATGATTGGATCTCACAACGAATACTTGGGGTCCCGTCAACTGGTCCCTTGACAAATGTATTTCCTGGTATTTGTCCAAATTATAAGGCGCCAATTACAGATCCATTTGCATTATTTGTAGGTACACGAATCACAAATACAAGAGATAGTAGTAGCTATGAATATGTATCACCGGCTTTTTCTGCGACAAAAGGTTCAATTAAAGAAATTGATTCGATTGAGGCATCAACGAATGTTAGTTCGAATAACAGTTCGCAAAAAGGTTCACGTCGTGCCTCGTTTTCGCAGTAGGTAAATTACATTTTTAACAAATACAAGTTTATTATAAACCCAATAATTATCATTTGCGGAGCATCGAATGGATTTCTAAAAGCATAATCAAAAATGTTTTTCAAATAGTCTAATAACCGAGGAAGTATTAATGTATGTTCGTATTCTTTCATTATTAAAAAATACGTTAACATTTCATCATATGAAACTTTTTCCACTTCTGCGGCTCGCTTGATATCTTCAATATCAATTCGGTTCAACTGAACATTTTTATTTGGTTTCTTAAAGTCCTTAATATTCTGTTTGATGTATTGAAGTTTATGACGCACTATAAAATGAAATGGAAAGAATGATTGAAGTATATATATAAAAGGTAGAAAGATATAAAGATTATATTCTATAAGTTTTTTATTTAAAAACCCTCCAACAAACACTACAATCCATAATACAATATGGATAAAACATAAAAGAGAAATATAAATAGATGTAAATGACATATCTCTATTTATAGTTACAATTACTTTCCTTTGTGATTTATGTCGGTCCCTCAGGGGGTGGGCACAGTCGTAACCCCGCACCTATCGCTTGCTCTAACCATATGAGCAAAGAAACCGGTAAGTATCCTCGCTACGATACAAAATATCTTACCCCTACTATGCCTATGATATAAGCACAGTGGGGTTTTTTCAACCGCCGGGAATCGAACCCGGGCCACTTCCTTGGAAGGGAAGAATACTACCATTATACGACAGTTGAGGTTTTGGCCCTACTGAGAATCGAACTCAGCCCTCAGGATTCAGAGTCCTGCGTACTAACCACTATACTATAAGGCCGTGGTGTTGGTATTAATCAGAATGAAACGGAACCTTACATAAACCGTTTGTTTCACTTCTTCCTCTGAACTAAGAAGTGACAGAGTCTCACCTGCCGGATTTGAACCAGCGACCTAAGGAGAATTTGACCATTAGTTTATTCAACTACAATCCTCCGCTTCTACCACTGAGCTAAGGTGAGATACTGACAAGGATAGGTCAGCCGACCTCACGTATATAATAAATCCTTGCCGGGAGAACAGAGAATGAACTCCTCGTCCTCCTGGTTACTGTCGGGACTTATCTTAGTCGGAATAACCGCAGTCCTCGGACTCGTGTACATCTGGGTCTTCCCCCGTGCTCGACCTATGACACATTGGGAAGCCCGTGTCGCCATCAAAAACGGACTTGTCAGTGCGGTGGTGGATGTTCGCACCCCCGAAGAATACGAAGCCGGTCACTATCCCCGTGCCATTCACATTCCCCTAAACAATCTGCCTCGCGAACTCCCCCAGCGTATCCCTGATCGAAAAACGGCGATTTTGTTCTACTGTCAGTCTGGTCGCCGAGCTGCCGCGACACGCGGCAACGGTGGTTCCACCGCAGCGACTGCCGCTCGCTGGGCGCAGGACCTCGGTTACGTCGACGTCTACTATCTCAGTAACGCCTCCTATCCGGACCTGGAACCGCAATACACCATGCTGAATGTCTAACGAGCCAACACTGTGGATCCCACAGCTTCAGACCAGAGCAGCGAAGGAGACCCCCAGCGGCGCATCTGTTCACCATCCACCACACGGAGACCAACCGGTAAACCGCCTTCGGCATCAAACAGATGTCCATCCGCACTCCAGAGCCAGAATCCCCAGTCACCCTGGAAACTTGGGATTCCGATACTGTAGAATCCGGCAGGGGACAGGGTAATACCAGCATCGCGTGTGCCATCCCAAACCCGTTGAAAGCCCGCTCCTACGCCGCGAAAGGGACGGACCGGTCCACAGTGGGTCACCATGCGACCACGGGGACTCAGATGAGCCGCCATGTCGCGCCAGAACTCAGTGGAATACAAGTAGCCGGTATCACCATCTGGGTCGGGCAAATCCAACACAATCACATCATAGAGTCCGAGTGTGGGCAGTACATCACGAATGTCTGCTCCGTAGAAGGTCACCGCGGGATTGTCCCAGACACCAGGTGCCCATCGCAAATGTAGGCGGCAGAGATTGACAAGGTCCACGTCATAGTCGACCCAGTCCACCGCGGCAGGGCGCCAACGCATCACTTCACGCACGGTGGCCCCCTCACCACCCCCCACAACTAACACACGCGCCCCTGCTCCCACACCGCTCATCGCCGGATGAACGAGAGTTTCGTGATAGATATGTTCGTCCGCTTCGGCACTCTGTAGTTCCCCATCCAGGAAAAGCATGCGTCCGTAGGTGGCCGAGTCCGCCACAAGGGTGTCTACACCTGCGGCCGTGCGCACTTGACATATGCGTCGTTCTAAGAGATAGGTTGTAACCGCATCGGATTCACTTTGTTCTGTATATCGTTCCATCGTACTGATCCTTTCCACTACCGCCGACCCCCAGTCACTTTTAGCAGTCCTAAGCAAAAGATGCCAACCATCGAAGTCTACGCCGTCGAACGCCGCACCATGATTCATCCCGGTCAACCTCCATTGACCGTCACACGTGAAACCGTACTCAAAAATGGCAAGGGGCGCAAAACGGTCCGCGTGGCTCGTGGCAACCGCATCGTGTCGGATGTCACGCGTCGCTTGAATCGCACCGAAAAGCGCAAGGTTCATAAACGCAAATATATCAAAGGTCTCTATCATCCTCTGGAAACGGTTACCATGCGTAACATGAATGGCGGTGCTCAGGCATAATGACGACGACAGACGGGTTCATACATTTCGGCTCCCCCCACCGCCACCTGGGCATCATGGGCCACCAGAGCCCGTGTAAATATCGCTGGAGTGCCATCCCCGCAGTGACGACACAGGGCCGTCTTTTTCTCAATGGAATCGGCATGGGTCATCAGGGCCAGCACGTCACCGAAGGGACGCTTGTCGGCATCGCCATCCAACCCCACGACGACCACATGCTTTCCATGTTTGTCCACGGCGGCTCGCACAAACGGAATCAAACAGTCCACGAAGAATTGGGCTTCATCCACTACGATCGCCGTTGCCGCGGCAAATTCTGACCAGGCCAATACATCGCCGAGTCCGCGCACGGAAACAGCCCGTGCTGGCACAGTGACTTTATCATGATTGACAATCGCCACGACATTGGACTGGTAGCGATTATCAATATCGGCTGTTAGTACCAACACGGACTTACCGAGACATCCATAGCGCCGCACGACGCTTTGAATCTCGGAGGTTTTTCCCGCAAACATTGGTCCCACAACTACTCGTAAACTCATCGTGCTCTGTTTGTTGCCGGCGGGCTTTAGGCTGTCATTTTTGCTAGGCCAAAATATTCTCATTTTGCGTACGTATTTCTTCTGTAATACCGCCATGTGACCAGAATTGCGCAATCGGTGGAGATTGGTCACGACGTTCACCTGTATAAAAATCATAATCGTTTGTAAAATGTTCAGCAAACCAACCTAAATATTCAAACTCCTCAAATACTTGGGCAATGGTAGGCCAATATGGTAAAACCCCACCTCCAACATTAATTTTAAGGCGTGCCAACTCTTTCATACAGAAAACATCATATGGTTGTTTATGTTTATTAACAAAAAATAAATCTGCTGCTTCTAATGTTTGTTTTTTAACTATAAATGGGAAAGCATTTGCCATGTAATATTTTGTCATTGGTAAACCAGTCATTCTTTGAACAGCAACTTTCCATGTATCAAAACCACCCTTTACCCCCGGTTCTTCTGTTTCAGTAACATAATACCATGCCATTTTATTTAAAACTAAACTAGCATTATATGGTTTATTAAAAATACAATCAGAATCAACAAACATAACATGAGTAGTGTTTATATCTTTCCAGCATGACAGTTTAACAATCATTTGTTTTATATATCCATGATAATCATAATGAACTGGAATTGTACGTATTACAGATGTTAGTTGTATAGATTTTAACAGTTCTGCTAGTTCACTGTGACACTCATCATGATAATATATTAGTATTTCTGAATAGTTTGTTACAAATTTATCAACGGATTGTAAACTATATTTAAACCACGGTAAATCTTTGCCGTAAGTAACATATATAGTAGTGTGATTGACATATCTGTTTGTACACTATATTTTAACCATCTTCAAATCAACGAGTGGAATCTGATATGCCAGAGCGGGCCAGTACACGAATCCGCTTATCCAACTATACTCACTGTATGTATAAATGCGAGACGCATTAGTTGTAATTTGGAGATCGTATATATTTGGGAGAAGATCGCTGTTGTCTTTAGCAAAACCCGAATGGACCCCTCCATCTTCATTCCATAAATTGATACCGGGTAATTGATCCCGAATGTATATTTTAAATTCTTTACAGTTTGAAATCAGAAAATCGCCGGGTGTATAATTATTTTGTATGAGTCGCAGCCAGGAATTGAAATTGCTGGTATCAACCTTTTTCCCACTGTTATAAATGACATCATTGAGACGGAAATGAAACAGATTATACTTGGCCGGCAGAATAATTTTATAGGGAGTACTGACATTCAGAACTGTTTTTATAAGTTTTCGTTCATCATTGAGCAGAGGCTCCTTACACCAGACATTAGAAAAGATAGGTGTATTAATTTGAAGATCGGATTGTTGTAGCGATCGGCCGCCATCGCCACCAACATACGATATTTTAATTGATGGTGGAATTCCTAAAACGTAATCCGCAGAAATATCAAGATAATTGAGAATTGGGTGACCGGCAAGCCCGAGACGAAATTCATAACGGAACTGCTTACAGTATTGATATACTGAGAGCAGACCGCGAAGCATATCACCGAGACCCCAAAATGTAGAGGGACTAGATGGATGTTTTGATAACTGCGCAAAGGCAAACACTACATATGTCGGTTGTTGTGGCTGTGGCTGTGGCTCTGGTTGTGGCGGTGGCTGTGGATGTCGTTGCCGATTCAACCGCAGCAACCTGTTGCGCATATGTCTTATAGGTGGTTGGGGTTCCACTTGTATTGGTTGAATGCTAGAATGAATATTGCGAATCAAATGTTGTAATTGATTGTTCAATACGGTTACCGAAAGTTCCTGCTGTGACAACCAGACTGAAAACAGACGCTCATGATACAATGACAGAGATGGTCCATTCAAAAAATACAAACAATCCGGATAAAACCAGTCCACAAAGGTCGCGAGCTTTTCGCGCTTAATACAATGATTGATAGTCGGGTACCATGTCAGATTTGGTGAGACCGGCTGTAACCCTTTATGATTCAAAAACATATTACATTGTTTTAAATCAATGACCGAACCAAAATATAATCCATCCTGGATTTTTAAAAAGGATATACAGTCCGCATTTTTAGCAACCTCGGCATTTACAGATTCAATAAATCCTTGAGATGGCAAAAAATCGTTTTCCAAAATACAAATATGACTGAACTGTTCAAATAGATTGTTTTTAATAACAGCGTACCATGCCGTAAACGTCGACAATGTTGATTGTCCCTCAATGTTATGCTCTAGATCACGTAATACAATGACTCGCGAATCCAGAATAGTTGTCGGATTATTACCAACAAACAATACGAAACAATCGCTGTTATCTTTCAAACATTTTGCTACAGTTTCATCATTATGACACACAAAACAAAGAATTGCTGTTGCCATCTAAATCAACCATTCATTTTACCCCCAAAGTTGACCCGCGGCGACCGCCGCCTAAAAATACCCTAAGACAACAGGTATGCCAAATCTCTCTCATAGTTCTGAAACAGAGGCCATCGTAGGCATCCAATTTGGTGTATTCGGCCCCGACGAAATCGTAAGACGATCCGTCGTGGAGATCACATCACATAGCACGCAAGATGGAAAAATCGGTGGCTTGTCGGACCCTCGCATGGGGGTTCTAGAAAACGGCAAACTCTGCCGCTCATGTGGTCTCAACAACAAACAGTGTCCGGGACATTTCGGTCACTACCGCCTCGCGAGACCTGTGTATTACATCCAATTCTACAAAATGATCCTGAAAGTCCTTCGCTGTGTGTGCGTTAAATGCGCCAAAATCCTGATCAACAAGGAAACCGCGAAGGCCCTGCGCCGTTCCAAGGGTGAAAACCGCTGGAAAGCCGTTCTCGTTGCCTGTCAAGAGGTAACCCGGTGCGGTGAACAGACCGAGGACGGCTGCGGTGCGCGCCAACCCCATCGCTACCATGATGAAGACATCTGTCGCATTGTGGCCGAATGGAAAGGTATGGGCGAAGATGGTGGGGCTTTACGCCGCTTCTTGGAACCCGAATACGTTTATCGTCTCTTACGTCGCATCAGTGACGAAGACGTAGACTTTATGGGTTTCAGTCGTCTCTGGTGTCGTCCAGACTGGATGATGTGTACTACGATGGCGATTCCGCCACCACAAGTGCGCCCTTCTGTGCTCCAGGATAATAACCAGCGTTCCGAAGACGACTTGACCCAGAAATACATTGATATCATCAAAACGAATGCGACCCTGAGTGACAAAATCGCGAAGGGTGCGAAGAAAAAGGCCATTGATGAATGGACCACCCTGCTCCAATATCACGTTGCTACGTTGGTAGATAATGATATTCCAGGGGTAGCGCAATCCGCACAACGTTCGGGTCGCCCACTCAAATCCCTTCAACAACGTCTCGGCACGAAGGAGGGTCGTATCCGTAATAACTTACAGGGTAAACGTGTGGAATTCTCGGCTCGTTCTGTCATCACACCAGACCCCAACATTTCAGTTGAGGAACTCGGTGTACCCATGAAGGTCGCGATGAATCTGACCTTTCCTGAACGGGTGACGGGCTTCAATCTGGACCGCCTGTATGCCCTCGTTCAGACTGGACCAGATGCCTATCCTGGCGCGAAATCCATTCAACGCGCGGATGGTCGCATGATTTCACTGAAACACGTGAACACGAAAACCATCCAACTCTACGAAGGAGACATTGTGAACCGTCACTTGCTTGACGGCGACCCAGTCCTCTTCAATCGCCAACCTTCGTTACACAGAATGTCCATGATGTGTCACAGGGTGCGCGTGTTACCGTATTCTACGTTCCGTTTGAACGTATCGGTGACGAAACCGTACAACGCCGATTTCGACGGAGATAAAATCTTGTCTCCAACAGGTGGCTGCCTCTAGAGTTGTGGGAACACTCTAGGGGGCTAACAGTGTAAGTCCCATCGTGGGCGTGACTAGTGAAGGGTCACGTTCCGATATAACCACCTAGTTGTCTGCCAAATTTGACAGACCCTTGAACCCTTTCCAAAATATGTATCATGAACGGAATATTAGATAGTTTAGAAAACATCCGTGGAATAATATATTGTGTAGAACATATCACAAGTGGAAAAAAATATGTTGGACAGACACGCTCACATCGTAAAAATCATAATCGTTATCGCCCATTTGGTGCGGAGGGACGATTTAGAACACATGTTAGTGAAGCATTATGTAATACAAAGCATAAGTCTGGTCATCTTCTAGGTATTGATATACGTCAATATGGAAAAGATGCTTTCCAATGTTCAACCCTTGAAACATGTGATATAGACAAATTGAATGAATTAGAACGTAAATGGATACAACAACTTGGTTCGTTATATCCTGGCGGCTATAATCTCACTGACGGTGGGACAAATATAGTACCGCCATGTTGGACTAATTCATCAGATGCTCCACCGATTATTCCAAATCCAACGCCACTCAACCAACCAAGAAAACGTGGTGGTTGTAGTTCGCGTAGTGATGTAACACGTGTTAAAATGGCTGAGCGAGCAAAAGAACTTGTAACAGAAGAGTTCCGTAAAGCCCGCTCATCACAAGCAGCCGCACAACACGCTACTAACAAACTATCTCGCTTTAAAGATGTAAAGGTTGATGTAACAAATCTTGACCAATATATCTTTACAAAAGGCGTCCGCGTAATTGTGAAACTTGGTGACCAGACCGCATCATTTGCTGGTAAATCCAATACACAAGAAGAAAATAAGGAAAGAGCAAGAGAGTTCTTGTTAAGTCTTTCAAAAGAAGACAACGGTGATGTAATAACACACACCGAATAAGCAGACAGCAACGTTTCCAAACTGTTCGGGAACCCCCTAAAACCAATACTCCTAAGGTCGTGAGCGAAAGCCACAACTGGCTCCAGAGAAAAACTGGAGGTATAGGAAAAACGTAATTGGATGAGCGAAAGCAAAATGGGAAATCCGCAGCCAAATTCCTAAACCCGCTTGGTAGGGTAAGGAGGAGGTTCAGAGACTAGATGGTAACGGGTAGTAAATGAAGGCTTAGCCAGCCAGATACTGCTCAAGGTATAGTCCGTCCTATTGGGAAACCAAAAAGGAAGAATGTGTCATATTAAGGACTGTGTAAGTTCAATATGACATTCCGGAGATGAATCTTCACGCCCCGCAATCAGTCGAAGCCGCCACAGAGCTTCGCGAGATTGCGGCGGTGCCCAAACAATTGATTTCACCCCGTTTGTCCAAACCACTGGTTTCCGTGGTTCAAGACACACTCGTCGGTGTAAATCGTCTCACGCGCCCCACAGAATTCTTTACGCGTCGTGATTTTATGAACCTGTTAGTCCACAGTAAGCGCTGGGATGGTCGCATGCCACCACCAGCGAAAATGGACCCCGTGCCACTCTGGTCGGGTCAACAGGTTGTCAGTGCCTTGTTACCCGCCATTCACTTGAGCATGGGTAACAAAATGTGGGATTCCGAAAAGGGCAAATCGGATCCCAACTATGTGAACATCAAGAACGGTGTCATCACAAACGGTATTCTGGACGGTGACGTCTTCGACAAAGCCCTGATTCACATTCTGTATAACGACTTCAGTCCAGAGATGACGGTGGACTTCTTGGATTCCCTCCAAGCGGTGGTCGCCACGTACTTACAGAATTCAGGTTTCTCTGTTGGTCTCTCGGACTTGGTGGCTGACAGTGATACGTTGACCACGATTTCCACCGATATGGAGGAACTCAAGAAGAAAATCGAATCTATTCAACTCCAAGTTCACATGGGTCTGTTTGATAACACAACGGGTCGCACGAACCAAGAGGAATTCGAATCTAAGATTTTCCAAACGCTGGATAAGGCTATCGCCGGTGCCGGTAAAACGGGTCTCAAATCCCTGACCGCTACCAACCGTATGGTTAATATGGTGAAATGTGGTTCCAAGGGTTCGGACTTGAACATTGCCCAGATGATTGCCCTGTTAGGCCAACAATCCATTGAAGGTAAGCGCATTGCCTACGGGTTCCAAGACCGCACACTGCCTCACTTCAAACGTTACGATGATGGTGCCATGGCCCGCGGGTTCATTGAAAACTCCTTCGTCAAGGGTCTGAGTCCTGCGGAGTTCTTCTTCCACGCGATGACGGGTCGCGAAGGTTTGATCGATACGGCTGTGAAAACGGCTGATTCCGGTTAC